TTTGATAATGGGGATGTTTCTGGATACCCCTTTCCTTCAGATGGAAGTGTTATAACCTCCGTTGCGAAATCGTACTTTTGTTCTGCCATAATAATAACTTGTTGTTTGTATATAAATATATATATCTTAATTTTCCAAAAAACAAAAAACCCCCACCATTTCTGATGAGGGCTGTCCTTCGGTAGCATCCGTAAGGAATATTTTTTAGAATTCTAAGATTGCATAATCATAAGTAAGTTCTAATACGATTGTAGTAGGGTCAGTAGCATTACTCCAATCCAAATCACCGAAGTTCGCTGAAGTGATAAATGCTCCTTTTAATTTCCACTGCTCAATCTTATCACCTACTGGACCTAACATATAGAAATCCACATCCTTCTTATAGAACTCTGCGTATCCATCTCTACCTGTTAATGATTCATGTGATGTTCTCACCCACTCCATTACCGCTTGTGCTCCAGAAGGAACAATTGGGTCGTAAAGTGTAATTTCTAACGTAGACCAATCTCCTTTTCCTTTTAACTTTCTTTTGATGTTAATATGGTCTAATACCACAGGTTCAAAAGTGATTGTAGGTCTGTTACCAGCTTTCACTAAATATGAAGGGATACCGTCTATTTCGAAGATGAATCTATTTTTCATCTTAGGTTCGAAATTGGTATAAAACATTTCGTTAAATTCTAATACTTCTGCCATTTTTTATTTCTTTTATATAAATATCAATTATCGAAATTATACACTAAATGATGCTCCTGTTGGTAAGATGTTGAAATCAATTACGATGAATTCAGCTGTCTTAGCAGGTTGTAAAAACACAGAACCTTGTAAAATGTTTCTGTCGATTACATCTGGTGTATTATTACTTTCATCCATAACCACTCTAAATGCGTAAAGTCCTTGTCTTTGTTGAACTGCTTCTAAGTAAGGGTTTACAGTATTTAAGAATTTACTTCTTGTTTGTGCCGTATTTTGTTCGAACACTAAGAATCTTGAAGTAGATGCAACAAACTTCTTTAAGTTAATTAACAATCTTCTTACGTTGATTCTATCTAATGCAGATGCTTTATCTTGTAAAGTCTTCTGTCCAAATGCACTAATACCTTGTCCAGGGAATGTAGCGATTGGGTTAACTTTTCCTTCGTATAATGTATCTCTCTCTGATTGAGTTAATCTATTCAATACTTGAACTGCCCCTGCAATACCACCTCTGTTTAAACCAGCTGGTGCGAACCACTCAGCACCTAATCTATCATTTTGTGCGAATGTACCTGCTAATAATACTGATGGTGGAACTGCTACTAATTTGTTAGTATTTACATCAATTGTTTTAATCCAAGGGTAGTAAGTAGCTACATAGTTAGTATCTTCTCCTGCTGCTTGCTCAACTGCTTCTGAAATAGTAGCACTTGCACCAGCAAAATCTGCAATATAGAATACATCTTCTCTTTCTTGACAAATATCGATTGCCTTAGTTGTTACATAAGGATGATATTGTCTGATAATACCAGGAGTGATTAATAAGTTGATATCATATTCATCAGGATTTTGAACAGCGTTTAATGCTTTAGCATAAGCTACTGAACCACTTGTCGTTGATGCTGCACAATTGAATCCTTGTGTATTTGTTGCACTAATATCTTCTCCCTTATTAATTGTTACAGTTGGGTCAATTCCATCCCATCCACCTTGAAAAGCCAAAGTGAAGTTTCTCATTGCGGTTTGAGTTGAATCAGTTGTTTCAGCTGCACTCAATCCTAAACCATATCTTGAGAATGAAGTAACTCCTTTAGGATTATCTAAACCGAAAGAGTAGTTAGCACCATTTCCAGCACCTACAGGTATTGGAGCTAAATAGTTTTTGTTGTTATCAGCTACGATTGCAGTTTCGAAATCAAATCCACTTGAGAATATTGATGAACTAAATGAAGCTGATGTATAAGTTACAATTGGGAATAACGCAGTTAAATCAGTTGAATCCGCTGCGATACAATTAACAGGTAATTCATACTTATCATGTCCAAAAGGAATAGCAGTTACAGGATATGTAGTAGTTGATACTTCAACTCTAATAAACTTACTTCTATTTTGGTAATCTCCTGATTCAGTAATTTTACCTACTGCATCAATTGTTACATCTCTATCACCAATTCTTCTTCCAATAAAGTTAGGAGAAGATGGGTCTAATGTTAAATTATTATATTGTTCTAATATTGATTTTCTCTTATCTGTATCATCAAATGCTCTTAATACTAAACTGAATGTTCCGTAATCTGAACCATTTGAAGATTTGATGTTAGAAATTTGAACTTTGAATCTTACGTTCTCTGCGTTTCCATCAGCTATAGTATGAATTCTAAATAAGTTATATCTAGTTGTTCCATTGTATAATTGAGATTGAATATATGGAGTGCTTGCATTACTTGCATCAGCAGTAAAGTTTTGTGCAGATAAAGTTTCTGAATCCGATGCAAAAACTACATCAGCATCAATAGTTGAAGATGATAAAGCAGTTTTAGTGTGGTCAAAGTATTTGTAAGCGTATGCTAATCTGTTAAATGAAGGTGAAGTTCCTAATACATCATCGATTGAATCAGCTGAACTCTTTTTCATATCCATTCTATATTGAGCAGTAGAACCTGTAATAGAGAATACCCCAAATTCAGCTGCACCAACTAATGTACTATTAGCTATAGTGAATGATGAAGAATTTGCAGATGAGCTATGTGCCAATACTGCTACCATTTGTTTAACACCAGTGGTAGTATCATTTGCGATAACCGCTAATGAACCTCTTTGAGAGTATCCACCGATTCCACCAACTCTTACAACAGTTACAGCACCAGCATCTCTTAGATAGTTCTGAACTGCATATCCTGTGTAGTAATCTTTTGGAGTACCGAAAATACTTTCATACTCAGCCTGTGTTGTTATTAAAGTAGGAATGAAAGCTGGTCCTTTTTCAGTTGGTCCAACTATCGCTGCTCCTATTTGCGATATACCTTGTGGTAAGAAAGAAAGGTCGTTCTCTCTTGTAAATACCCCAGGTGATACAATTTTTTCTGCCATGTTATCTTTATTTAAAAATTTTTAGATTTCCTCCATATAAATATCAAAAGAAACTTCCAAAATATTATTGAATTGGTTTAAATTCTCCTGTAACCAAATCTATATTCCCTTCTCCGTAATTATTCTTTAATTTTTCGAATAATACTTCCTCTTTTTTTTGAATTTCTTTAAGGGAGATGTAGTTTGGTTCGTTTTCTTCTTCCAATTCTTTTATTCTCGATTGAATAGAACCAATAGTTGCAAAGATGTTTGCAAATTCATTTCGTAACTGAACTATTTCGTTTAGTTCATCTTGAGATAACTTTTTGTTTTCCATTTTTTAGTTTGTTTTTAATTATGGTATATATCTATAAATATTACGATATTTTCGTAACCTTATATTTAGCTCCAAAATTATCCAAACTTTCTAATTCTTCCTTCTTTTCATTTGCTTCAGCCTCAGTTTCAAACACTTCAACCCCCTCAAATGTCTCATCTTTGGAAACATAGATTCTCTCCATCAATTTTCCATCAGTTACTAATTGTTTTGTTATCTTAAACATATTATATTATTTTATTATCCACTTGCAGTTGAACCAAATCCACTTTGTAATCCTGCAAAATTCGTTTTAGCTCTCGCATAGATTGTAGAACCGGTTTTATAATTTAACGTATTAGAACTATATGCAGTAAAAGTTGCTAATATAGATGAGAATCCACTATCAGATGCTATTTGTATATCATAAGAGAAGTTTGCAGTAATCGCTGTCGAACCAGGAGATACTACAGCTGAGTTAGTACTTAATGTTAATTGTTTGTATGCATTTCCTCCGATAGTTACACTTGCGATTGATATAGTTGGGTTAGTTGATATAGAATACCCCGCTAACGAATTTGCACCCTTATTGTGAGTAACGAATCCATTTACTATGTATGTATCCACATCTTCCACATCTATCGATACAACCTCTAATGTCGATGCCTGAACCTCATTAGCAATTATCTCTACTTCTTCTATACTATTTTCTCCTAATACTTTTATAAGTTTATCTCCAGGTTGTAATAATCCTAATGGTTTAAATTTATAAACTTCTTCATTCATATCCCAAACCATCATTGGATGTTCACCATTTCCCCTAACATCTCCTTTTGCAGTTCTTACAATATTCCATCTATCAACAAATGTATATGCCACATCTTTTACATAAGCAGGAACTAATATTCCTCCTGGTGTATAATATTCCCAATCGTAAAAGTTAAAATCATCCGCTGCGTTGAAGTGAGGAGGGTAATATGCTTTTACAACATCTTCTTCAACCAAATCCCCTGCTTTCTTAAATGTACCATCCCACATCTCAACCATTTCATCTAAATGTAAACATAAACCACTAGCTCCGGCATAATCATCTACATTGTAAATGGTTTTTGTCATAGCTACGTTATAGTTTGAAGCATGGTCATTATAAAGGTCTCTAAATGTTGCAGTTAAGGTTCTTGCAGTTGGTGCAGCTAAAGTAGATGAGTTACCTACAGCCGCAGCAGTTACAGATGGATTATATGGAGGTAGAGATTGAATTGTAAACTCTGCCCCCGCTGATAAACTCCATGTGAAGTTATTATATTGTGAACCTACTCTACTTAAGAATCTACTTCCCGCATTTGTAAAGTTCATATTATATGTTTCCGAAGTTGATTCCTTTACATAAGTGAATCCAGATATAGTTGAAGTTACCGCATCTATTGTAAAATCCGAAAATGCAATTGGACCGGTAGTTGTTCCTGCCGCAGTAGCAATGGAGTAGTTAGAAGTAGCCCCATTACCCGTTGCTGCTTTTAAATTCGATAATTCTAAATTGTCTCCCTGAACTCTAGGCATTATATAAGTTTGTTAATTGTTCCTTCCAATTTTGTTTGGTATCAAAACGTTGTGCTAATAAATATTTAAATTTATCAAACTCCTCTTTTTTCTCTTCATATGTAAGATACCCTATACTATCATAAATATCTTTAAATTCTTCTTTACTACCAGCTCTAAATTTATAAGGTATATCCTCACACCAATCTTTTGATATAATCGGTAGTTTTCCCCAATCTAAACTTTGAAATATGGAGAACCCAAATGGCTCAGCAGAAAATGCACAATGAGATATACCCCAATCCATACCATAATATATTTCTTCAAATGGGCTTTCATATTGAATTTGTTTTAAGTTCTTAAAGTTTATATCAGTTGTATGTTTCCATGTCTTCTGAAAGGTTCTTATATTAGTAAACATAAATCCTCCCAATTGGTCTAAATAATGTGGGTTCTTTCTACTCTCACATCTCGCAGTAAATCCTATAAAGTTTGAATCAGTTAATTCTTTGTTATGTATAAATTCATAATAAGATGGGATATTAACTGCTCCGTTAAACTTTTCTCCTTTTAATTCATATAATCCTATCCATACTTTGTTTTTAGCATAAGATAGTATTTCAGTTTCCCACTTTTGAGAATAATAAGGAGTCCACCCAAATGGTAAATCACTTACCCCAGTTTCTACTACAACTTTATCTAAACAATTGTGAATTATATAGGAATGTATTTTATCCTTATTCTCTTCTATCAATTCCAAAGGAGTATAGTGAGCATGTAATATATTAACTCTCCTACACTCCCTAAACTTTTCTTCAAAAATATCTCTGTGATTTCCACTCTCATCATTATACCAATAGTGTTCAATTGGTATATCAAAATTAAAATCAGTTGGTTTAGTTCTATAAATACGTAAAACTGGCTGAGTGTTTAAGTCTTTACT